TGAACCAAATTTGCATAGAGTAATCGCTCATTTGCATTAAGTGGTTCTGGAATATGTTTTAAGTCCATATTTATCATCCTTTACATAAAGAAAAGAGGGAGAGGAAACATCCCCAACCCTCTCATCTAGTATTTTTTATTATGGAGTCGTTACTCCAGTAGAACCAACCATACCTCTCCAATCAGAGTAACCATATGAGTAACGCATGTAACCACGATACTTCTGAACAAAGTTATCAAATGTTTCTTCCCATTTGAACTCTGGTTTTACACGCCAGAAGAAGTTCAATTCATGACGACTAGCATCTTGTAAGAACCAGTGCGTATCTGAACCGCCTGCCGCTTCTGATAAGTAATCTAATACTACAATCTCAATACCATGATTTTTTAAGAATGCGTTTGTATCGTTAAGCTCAGTGCCAGAAATACGGTCAGAACCTAAAATACGAATAGCAGTATCTTCTAATGCAGGAGGGATGATTAAGCGAGTAGCTTTTAATTGAATTAAGTTACCTGCTTCATCAACAGTCTCACGCATAATTTTTAATGCTTTCTTTAAGTTCTCATCTGTTAAAGGACCTTCTGCTAAGTTGTTACCTAGTTTATCAGAATCAAGTAACGGATGAGAGTCAGAGAATAATGGAACACCATCATAACCATTTACAGTGAAACCATTAATTAATGGAGTCATTGCATCTTTCTCAACTTTAGCACGTCCAGAACGAGCCATCGCTTGAGGAAGTTTATTCATTTGACGGTATTGCTCATCATCGTACATTTCACGAGTAATCATGAAACCTTGAGTGAACGCATCATGTATATAAGTACGTTCTAAACCAGGAGATAATGTTTTATAATCAACAGTATCTAGCTGACTAGCACGTTTCTCCCAGTCTCCGAATGCACCCATTCCCCAATCGTGTTCACGAGCTTTTGTTGATGTGTCCACGTTGTAAATCTTCGAGAATTGTTGAGGTAACTCATCATAAGTCTCAAAGAAGATTTTACGTAACCCTGGTTCAAGCAACTTACCAAAGTTTTCTACATTGTCTCGGTCTGAATCCGAGTAGTGAAACGTATTGTCAGTTGTCGGTTGAACAGGGATTGTCGTAAACATTTGTAAATCAAATTTATGTTTACCCATCTTTATTTCCCCCTAATTATTATTTGGCATCTCGCCATTTAGCGTACTCCGCATCAGTCATGCGCAAGCCACGAGCAACTCTACGTTCTGCTTCTGTTAATGTCGGTGTATCATCCACAACGGGACGCTGAACACCCTGTGTTCCAATGATAGAACCTGTGCTCTGACTTGATTGTAACTCTTGTAGAACTTCTTGTCTAATTTGTTCTTTAATGGAATCTATATCACTGGTAGCATTTCCACCAGACTTGGCTTTTAACAATAAATATGCGTCTTCTAAACTATCCAATTGCTTTTCAACAGCGAACTTCACCACTTCTTTATCATTGAAGTCTTTATATTTTGCTCGCATCAATTCAACTTCTTGTTGAACAAGCAAATCCTCATATTGCTGTTTGATTTGTTTTAATTCCATTTCTTGAGGCGTAAGATATGGAAGGTTGTTTTTCTCAGCGAATAATTTAGCCTCCGCAGGGTCAGATTGAAGTGCTTTATAGTATTGTTCAGCAATCTCCAATTGAGCTTTCATTTGAGCTATCTCTTGGGTTTTCTTAGTGTAGTCGGACTGACGAAGATACCCCTGTTTAAGTTCTTCAAGTGGGATTTCTTGACCTTCGATTTCGACAACTTGTGGCGTATCTTCAGCTCCTTGTTCTTGAACGCCATCACCTGTTTGTGTTGTTTCTTCTTGTGTCTGCACAGGTACAGTAGCTGAATTTTGTTCCACTTGTGCATGGTCGCCACTCCCTTGAGTTTGCTCTTGCTCTGCCTCGATTTGTGCTTTGTATGCACGGTACTCATCAATATTCATATACTTTTCCTCCTAGAGTCCATAATGGTTGTTCTAGCTAACGTATCACATCAGCAAGTTCTGGGTTAGACTGCAATAACAAGGCAAGTTCATCATCAGATAATGCTTCAATGCCTTCTAATAAGTCATCTGGAAATGGTAGGTCGGTTCCGTATTTTTCTTCCAGCCCATCAGCGAGCGGGTCATTCTCAGCAAGCATTGCGCCTTGAGCTTGAGCGCCTTCGCCAATTCCTAATCGAGATTCAGCATCTCTATAGCCAGTATTATAAGCATTCATACTAATCTCGGAATCTCTTGCTTCTTGTTCACGTTCTTTTATTAGCTTATCAGATTCGCCCTTGATTTGCAAAATTTGGTTGTTTAGATGCTCTAAAGCACCAGTGATTTCCTCAATGGCTTGTAATGTTTGTTCGTCTTGCTGTTGAAGTTGTTGCATAGCTTGACCAAACTGTTCACCTTGTTGTTGTACTACTTGTGCGATTTGTTCTAGTTGTTGCTCAATTTGAAGATTGTTTCCTTCTGTTCGACGAATCAGAGCAGCTTTCACTTCCGCAGGTAGATATTCAGCAACTGCTTCTCTGTCTACCAATGCTTGTCCATCTGGCATTACTGTTTGCGCCAAACGAATCATGAAGTCGAGCATCGCTCCTCTGTTAACTGGCATTGTAGAACCTGCAAGTATTCGAATCGTAAAATCATTTTCAAAGGTTTCACGCATTAAGCGTTTAAAGTCATATGACCCATCAGCAAGTGTTATTCGAATCCAACGGTCTTCGGTCCAGTATTGTTGCATACGAGAGAACCACATTTGACCAAGTCTTCCTAGTGTGTCTTCCATAAGTTTAACTTTTAATCGAATACGTGCTTGACCTGCTTCTTGTAGAGCTAGTATCCCTTGAGCAGTATATACACCAGTTTCGGAGTCCCCTTTTAACGTATTAAAGATACCAGAGATTTGCTCCATATCACCTTTGTATGATTCGATAGCATTGATTACATAGTTTGGCATACCTGGTGGTTGTTCACGACGCACCTCGCTATTGGGGTTCTTACGAATGATTAAGCCAGGTCTGTTTGTGATACCGCCTTTTGGAATACCTGCATTTTTGTCAACAATCCAAGGCATGTTCGCAGTTGCTTTTGCATTATCCAATACTGCATTGTTCAATTCATTCATGTGAACCTGTGGACTTAATAACTGTTGAACTTCACCTTCGCCCCAAAACTTACCTGGAATATCATAATCCTTCCCATGAACAAATGGAAACTTTTTATCTTTATAAGGTAAGTGCTCATCAGATAAAAGCAAGCCTAACTCTGGTGCAATCGTTAACTTCCGACCATTTGGGTATTTTAGGCGAGCATTGCCATTCTCATCTTCTTCATACGTATCGAAATCACGAGCATAAATTTCAAGTACCAATACATGGCTATCCGTATTTGTATCTTTGTTCTTGTCAGAAACAAGTTCAGAGTGGTTGATGTTCGCACCAACAATTCTACTTGCTTTTGATGGGAACTTCTTCTTTAACTCATTCATATGGAAGTAGTCAGCATAAATGTAATACGAACCATCGTCCATATTTGTAGCTAAAGGGTCTGGGAAGAAGTTAAACGGATTCACTGGAATCGCTCTGATTTGCTTTTCTTGCGCATCCCAAGGAACAAAGAAAATGTAGTTCCCAATAATAAGGCAGTTTAATAATTCACGCCATAACTTTGGATTCATTCCCTCTCTATCCCACTCATAGCTAAACGCTTCATTTAAGTCCTCAGCAAATGCTCGACCTTCGGGTTGAATGGGCATTGATTGAAACTTAGGGTCATTGTCTAGCATGATAGGCCGAATGGTTTCAATAATACTAAAAATATAGTTACTGACTAAGTTTGACTTATACTCAGGTGCACCTTGATTGTTGAAGTAATCACCGTTATACGCAGACATATACGTATTCCAACGTTTTGTATAAGGTGCTTTTGCAACCATAGCCTCCTTGAACTTCTGATGCCAATAGGAGACAAGTAAGGCTTCTCGTTGCTCTTCGCTTAACTTGGACATAACTTCACTCCCTTAAATACTTACTTCTATATTTTCTTTTACTTCTTCAAACAATGGGTCAACCACTTCCCTTGCACG